CACCAGCTGCAGGATGTCGGACTGCGATTTCAGCTTGCCGTTGACGTCGAGAATGTTGACGCCGAGTTTGTTCAGCGCGTCGAGGTGCGCCTTGCTGCCTTGCTCGGCCTGCCCGATCGCGATGTTGAAGCGCGACAGCAGCGACGTCATGGCGTCGACCGACTGCCCGCTGTCGATCGCCGCGATCTTGTAGGCTTGCAGGGCCGTCGTCGTGAGCCCCAGCGTCTGCGCCTGCGTATTCAGCGCCGCGCCCGCCTTCACCAGCGAATCGCCATAGGCGACGATTTGCTCGATGCCCAGCGCGGCGATCCCGCTCTTGATCAGCGAGAACATGCTGGACAGCGACGCGCCGGTTTTCTCGGCCTGCGCGCCAAAGTCGGTCAGCTTTTTGGTCGATTCGGCCATCCCCGCCGCGAAGTCGGCGAAGTCGGCGGCCAGTTTGATGATGACGTCGCCCGCAACAGCCATCACCCGCCTCCATACATTGCGATTCGAAAGCGCTCGGCGGTGCTGATCGTCGGCGCGGGCTCGGGCCTGGTCGGCACTGGTGGCGGCGGCGCGCCCGGCTCGCGACGCTTCAGCAGGAAGTCGCCGAGCTGCAGCGGCGCGCTGTCACTCGATCGCGCGATGTTGGCGACGACCATGCAGATCAGCGCGTTCAGCTGGTTGTCGAGCTGATCGGGCAATGGCCATTGCGTTTCGAAGCGCAGCCAGTCGCTGAACTCGCGCTGACTCATGGTGCGCTCGATCTCGCCCACCGTCTTGCCGAGCGCCAGAGCGAGTCGGTGCAGGAAGAACCGCTCCGGCTTTAGAGGGAAGGGCCAGCGGCCTCGTCGTGCGCTTTGCCGTTCGGCTTCGGCGGTTCCTCGGGCAGGAGGCCGTTGAGCCGCGCCGCGTCGATGCCGATGTTCATCAGCCGGTTATAGAAGCGGTTGGGCAGCGCGCGAATCGTCTCGACGCTATCAAACACCCGCTCGCCCGTGTCGGCATAGACCGCCGACAGCTGCAGCACGCAATAGATCGCCAAGCTGTATTCGCGGTTGGTGAACGCCTCGCGCGAGCGCTCGCCGTCGTCGACGGTGAACTCGGTCAGCTTGACCGCGCGGCCTTCCCACGTGTGATCGCTCATGGGCCAGCCGGTGCCGGATAGAAGCTGACGAGACCATCGATGTTGCCGCCGAGATTGTTGGCGACCGCCGCGTTGATCCCTTGGGTGATGTCGAACACGTTCACGTTGGCGTTGAACGTGATCCCCGAGCCGTCGACGAAAATCACGTCGAAGGTGTGGAAGTCGCCCGACCGATAGTAGTCGCGCGCGATCAGCATCGCCTGATCGTTGCTGTCATAGAAGCCGTTGGCGGCCCACGTCGCGATCGCGGGCAGGCCCGACGTGATGCGGTGCGCCATGTCGCACAGCGTGGTGACGTCGATCACCGCGCCCGCTGGCATGGTGACGTTGAACGTCGAGCGGCACAGCTCGAGGAATGACGGCTTGTCGAGCGTGCCGAGCTGGATGGCGTCGACCTCGCGCGTCGTGTCGCTGTCGCCCAGCGTGACGGTGACGCCGGCGACCGCGCTGATCTTGAACGGGCGGCCGTCGAGCGACGCCCAGCCGGTGCCGTTGGGCACGACGATGTCGCCCGCGACGGGACCGGCCGCGCCGAGCGTGACCACGCACGGCTTGGCGTTGGTCGCCGAGGCGATCGTCGACGAGACCGGCGCGACCTCGCTCTGAATCATGATCACAGAACCTTGCGACGAGATACGAGACATGGCGTCCCCCTCATTTGGGCAGTTGGTCGGTTTCCTGTTCCAGCGCCTTCAGCAGCGTGTCGCGGAAGGTCTGCACCGCCGTCTCCGCCGACGCCGAAAAGGCGGGGCGCACCCACGAGCGGCCGTGGATGCCACCGCGCGACGGCGAAGCGTTGAACGCGGCGAGTCTCTTTTTCTGGCGCTCGGTGCGCCGAAATTTGCTGCGGTGGCGGCTGAACGCGGGCGTCCGCATCGCGCGGCGCGGTTGCGTCCCGAACTCGAGGAAGCGCCACCAGAACGCGACCTGCGCGAGCTGGATCGGCTGACGGCTGCGCCTGCGGCGATGGGCGATCACGGCCTTTCGAAACGCCATCGCGGCGGCCGACGTCCCGGCGATGCCCTGCTGATATTCGACGACGTAGGCGTCGAGTTCGTTGGCCTTGTGCTGCTGGTTGGCGACCTGCACCGAGAAGCCCGACTGCACCGCGCCCGTGATCTTGTTGAACGTCGTATAGGTGGCCGCTCGGATCGCCTTGGCGATCGCCCACGACGCCTCGCGCAGCGCGTCGCGCGAGAGTTTCAGCTGCACGTCGGCCGACAGCTGGTGCAGGTTCTGCAGCGCCTGACTGAGTCCCTTGACCTCGATGCTGCCCGCCACGTCACGGCCCCGGCAGCGGTGGCGGCGGCGTGTCGGGGAAGCCGTCCCAGCCGCCATAGAGCGGCGGCGTCGCATCGCGCCGCGTCTGGAACGTGTAGCGGGCGGTCATCGCCAGCTGCCACCATTCGCCCATGCCCTCGGGATCGATGTCGTGCGGGCCGTCGACCTCGACGATCAGCAGCCCGTCACGGCGCGCGCCATGGAAAACCTGGCGCACGTAGTCGACCGCCTGATCGAGCGCGGCAGGCCCGCTGCCGCTGCGCGTCAGCAGCCCGATCAGGAACGTGCCGCGTTCCTCGACCCACGGCTGCGATCCCATCGTGACGTCCTGTCGGAGCTCGGGCTGATAGAGCGCGCACGCCCAATTGTCGGGCAGGCTGTTTGTGTCGACGCCATAGTTCACCGCCTCGACGTAGGTGATCGCGCTCGGCGGGATGTTCGCGGTCCAGATCGCTTGGAAGATTTCGAGCGGCGTCATTGCTGCCCTCCGCGCACCAGCAGCTTGAAAAACACGGGCTGGATGTCGTTGGGCGAGCCGCGCCATTCCTCGACGGCGAACGATTGAGCGCCGACGATGGCTCGATCGTAGCGCCGCGGCGTGGGCTGGCCGACGAGCTGCACGAACGCCTGCGCGTCCATGATCAGGACGCTGTCCTGTTGCATGGCGCTGGCGAACGTGTCCTCGCTTCGAAGCCCGCGCAGGAACGCCGGGATCGTGGCGTCGATGCCGCCCGCAGCCTTTCGATAGGTGATGTCGCGCGCGAACATCAGGAAGCCCGCGCGCCACGTCGACGCGCCCATGTCGAGGACGTTGAACCGCGCCATCACGGCACCGGCGGCGTGCCGATCTCGATCGTCGTGGGGAACGTCGCCAGCCCGAGCGACGCGCGCCAATCGACATAGTTGTCGAGAATCGCGGTAAACGGCCCCAGCAGCGGGTCGAGCGCGCCCGGCCCCTTGTTCGACGCCACGATGAAAGGATTGCTCGACGTCATCTTGAACGAGCCGACGTCCTGCACCGAAATTTCGCTGATGTTGCCGCCCGCGAGTTCGGACTGCTGGCTCTGCCGGTTGCCCCACTGGATCAGCATGGCCCCCTGCAGGACTTCGTAGAGATCGGGCGGCAGCTCGGTCCAGCCCGCCAGATAGGTGACCTTGGCGCGCATGCTCGGCAGCCAGTGCCCGAGATCGAGCGCGATCTCCGACGAGCCGTCGAGCCCGAACAGCTTGCCGGTCTTGCCGTCGAACATCGCGACGGTGGGATCAGGGATCGCCGCGCCGTTCAGCTCGACAGCGGTGATCGACTGCACCGGAAACTGCCGCAGGAACACCGAGGCGCGCGGCAGATCGCGCCACGCATAGCCCGGCGGCTGCAGGCGATAGCGGTCGTTCAGGATCAGCTCGCCCCAATCGTCGACGAAGCCCTGCGGCGGGCTGACCAGTCGGCGCGCCGTGTAGGTTTCCATGCGCTGCCAGATGCCGTTGACGCGGCGCTGCAGCCACGCGTCCTGCGACGTGTCGGCCGGGTCGATGTCGAGATCATCCTTCAGGATCGCCAAGTCGATCGGCGCGTCGGTGAGAAGGCGCGGCTTTTCTGGCGCTGCCGCTGGCGCGGGCGCGCTGTCGGTCTCGGCCATGGTCGCCCCCTACTTGTGCCGGGTGATCAGCTCGTCGAGCAATCGGGCGACCAGCGGCTTGATCGAGCCGATGACGCGCCCGCCCTCGCTGATCTCGCCTTCGTCGTCGATCGACAGCGGCAACATCGCGCGGGCATTTTTGCCGCCGACCTTCAACCAGGTTTCCTCGCTGCCCGGCGATCCGGGCTCGACGCCACGGCTCGCCTCGAGCGCGTGAAATTCGCCGTAGCGAAAAACCCGATCGCCGACCTCGTAGTCGGCCTCTGCCGTCCAATAGCCGCGCACGATCGGCACGGCGATGCGATGCAACAGCTCGTAGGTCGTGCCGTCCGACAGCGCAGCGCGCACCGCCAGCTGACGCTCGCCTGTCCAGCGCAGATCGAGCCCGGCGAGACCGACGACGAGCGGCAGCCACGCGCCATCGCCTCGACCGGGTTCGTCCTCCGTGTCGCGACGCGCCATGAAAAGCCCGTTGCGATGACGCACCGACACGCCCGCGCCGTGACGACCCGCCGTCCACACGGGCGGCGGCACGAACGGCGGCACAGGCTTGGCGTCGACACGACGATCGATGCGCGCTTCCAGCTCGTCGCGTAGCAGCGCCAGCTCGCCCGCGAGGACTTCGGTCACGGTCGCCAGAATCTGATCGCGAGTCATGCCGCCCTCCGCAGTCGCTGGCGCACCGCCGCGCGCACGCGAGCGACGTCAAGCGCCGCCTCTGTGGGGTCGGGCGATGGCGCTGGATCGCTCGGCGCCGGTGGATCGCCCGGCCCTGGCCCGATCGGCGACGTCGTGGGCAGCGGCGGCGCGTCGATCGGCACGTATTGCATCTGCACGCGCGGGACCTCGCCGCCCTTGACGGGCGTCAGGCCCTCTTGCGCGCGG